ATTTAAAATTCCTTTCAACAAAAAAGAATTATATGTAATTGCAAGTCATGGAGGTCATTGGGAACATGTTTCTGTAAGTTTAGAAAATAGATGTCCAACGTGGGAAGAAATGTGTTTCGTTAAAAATCTTTTTTTTAATGAAGAAGATTGCGTTATACAATATCACCCACCAAAATCAAACTATATTAATGTTCATAAATATGTTCTACATTTATGGAAACCTATGAAAGAAAAAATTCCAATGCCTCCCGAATCATTTGTTTGACGATCCAAAATAATAACTTAACACCATCATAAATCCCCCCATAAGCTGACCAAACAACATATTTAGCATATCATGATCGGCTAATGGAATTGAGAAGAATACAGTAATAGAACACATAGCAAAATAACCAATAACCACAGCAACGGCGATTCCCTCCATTACATAGTCACGTTTTTTCAATGTTTCAGCCATTTTAACTTCACGATCTCTGGCATTCATTCTATCTTTAGAATCATTTAATAAAAGTGTTTGTTGATAATTTAATTCAAGTGATTTTAGTTTATTAGCAGCATCAGAATCAGCATTAATTTTATTAATAATTGTTTGTGGTTCATCGCTAAAAGAAAGCCCGAACAATTGTGCAATATGAGAAACAGCAAATCCAGCCAATGGATTAACTGTTGAAATAAGTGTACCAAGAATGGGGGCATATTTACTAACGAGAACGCCTAATTCTGTTAGTTCATCGCTCATAAACATCCTGTCCGAATTATTTCAGCGATATCATGAGCACGTTGATGGACTTCGGTTTCATAATGCGAATTAATAATTTCTTGGGCTGCGCCCTCAAAATCTTCCTTCTCCAAGGCAGCAATCATTTTTTTAAATTCCATAAATGTTTTAGTTCCAATAAAACACATATCCACAAGCGCACATTGACGCGCTTCATTTAAATGATTAAACCAATTGAATTTTTCAGCAAGAAAATTAAAAAAATAATCCACATCATGATCAAACATCATATCAATTTCAGTAGGAAGAACACCTCTCCCAGATAAATTACGACCTATTCCTATACTTAAAAATCCCCGCGTATCTTGATAAGGAAGCTCGCGATATCCTTCATGCCTAATTAAAATCATCCTCAATTTTACCTTCATATCTGGATTCATTTAAATTTTCCTTACAATAATTCCTTCCTGAAACTATAACACAAGGAAAATGACAGGCACTACATTGATAATAATCGATTAAAATAAACACATCCTTTTTACAACATCGGCTTACCATAGCCATATCTCACAAAGAAAAAATAAAAAAAATCCCGCTAAACTAAGCGGGAAAAGGAATGAACAACGAAATAAATGAATAATGGAAGAAAAGTAAAATAAATCAATTTCTTGGTAAAAGCAAGTATTCTTCAATAGCATTTTTAGCCCATAACCAATCGTCAAACCATTCAGCAAGGTACCCTTCAGCGCGCATTTTCTCCAAAAAAGACATTTGCAGTACTGTAGGTTCCTTCCCTAAAGCCTTAAGCTCTATCCAAAACCCTCCATAACGAACGCACGGCCTAGCCAAGAAGAGATCGGAACAACCCGCCACCATGCCCATATTCTTTAACCATATACCCGTAGCAACGCTTCTCTTGCCCTCATTAGGGATGTGAATGATAGGTAGCTTCATTAAATGACACCACTTAACAAGTGCCTGTTGTGACACGTCTTCGGGAATTACCTGCCCGCGTAACTTAAAAGCTGCCATCCATGGCCTCTCATGTTCTATGTGGAACGTTTAACTTAAATGACACCCGCAAAATGGTGGTCTATAACCGCAATTATGACATGTCACTGGATATTCCTTAAAAAGAGAGGGTGTCATATTCATCCAGGAACAAATCAAATGCTCTATATCATATTCATATTTCGCCAAAGTATTATCTAATACCGCCTCACAATGCCTAAGAAAATCATATTCTGTATATTTATAACGCTTATCTTTGTAATATTGTATAATTAAAACGCGCAACACTTGAACCCTTCCCGCTATGACACCCTTTTTACTTTTATGCATTTTTTCACATGACACTACCTTATCAATATTAGAACAATCCTTGTCCATATTAATTCCTTTTGTTCATATTAAATCATTTTATGTCACCTACCCCTATAAACTATGACACATACATATTTCTTGGTGTCATAGTTCAAGTATATGTATTATATAGTAATTTTTTAAAAAATGACACCTATGACACGTATGTCACCACCTTCAGTAGAGTATATATAATAATTCACTAACTCCATTTATACTCTAAAGAAATAGGTGTCATAGGTGTCATAAGTGTCATAGGCCAGTTGTACTGAGGCTTCCAGGGATGACACCTATTTTTAGTAGGTGTCATAAATACAATGGAGGTGTCTTAATAAATGGAGGATTCTTTAAAATCTATGGAAAGAAGGGGAAGAATATGAATACGTTGCAAAGCACAACGTTTTGGTTTTATTCCAGTATGTTTAACAATAATATTTCCCATCCTTGTTGTTTCGGCTTTAGTTGGAGTTTTGCGTCCAATTTTTTCTAGCACTTGAGTCGCTGATAATTGAAGAGTGACACCATTTTGCCAATCAGGATGCCAATCAAATATTTCTAATAATTTTTCTTCAAATGGATCAATTTGCTCATGCTCTTTATTTTTCTCATTCAAAATACCTAACTCATCAGTACTTAACCATGTTTGACTGTCTTTTGACCATATATCATATACTTCTGCCCAAACTTGTTGCATATCTAATTGATGTTCTAAATTGATAACTTCTACTTCAACAGTCCACCAACGCCTATTGCCAGTGTCGTCTACTAAAAATTTAGAATTATTAACTGTTCCAATATAAGCTGTACGACGATGCAAATAAGAATTTCTAGGATTATAAGGAAGCCGGACTACATCAACAGATGAAGTAATAAAACTTTTCAAGCGTGCAATATCCGCTTTGCTAAAAGTACCATCTAGCTCACCAAGTTCAGCAATCCAACATTGTGAGGCGGTAATGACACTATCTTTATTATTAGGGTCTACTAGAAGCCCTTCTTTTACAGCCCCGCAATTAATCGGATCAAGAGATTTGACCCAACGCGTTTTCCCGATATTTTGATCACCTTGTAAAACTAATACACCTTGATTACTAAATCCTGTCTTGCTAAATGCACAAGCAATGGCGGATAACATCCATTTTTTTATAATTTTATAGGAAAAATCATTATCTTTAGATTTAATAGTAGCAATAAAATTATCTAGTCGGCATTTTTTATCCCATGGATTATTTATAATACAATCAACAATAGGATGATAAGTTTCATTTAAAGCAATTGAAGTAAGATGAGTGTCTAATTTTAAATGCGGCATTTCATGTAAAACCGCTAATTCATATATGTAGGCTAAATCAGCATTTTCTTTTTCATCAATAAAATGCTCAATACCGGGAATAAACATTTCCCTAACGCGAAGCATAATATTCCATTTAATAGTGATTTTATGTAAATCTAAAAGTAATTTAAGATTTCTTCGGGTATCAAGAATTTTTTTTCCATTCATATCAGGATATTTAATAGGAACATTTAATTTTTCCACATTAGATAATTTAACTTTTTTGTCATTAGGGTGCATGATTACATTTCCTTGTAATAAACAGACAATATAAAATCTGAACTCATGTATCGTACAATCTTTGCACGATATTGATAGAGACATTCTGCTAACTCATAAATATACTCGTCCTCAGCAAAACTTGTATCCCAAATAAGAATGTCACATTCTTGTACAGGCCAGTAATAATAATTTGGGGAATGCCATGCAGGTAAGACCATTGTTCTATCGGGAGCACATTTTAAAAAAGAAGATGCTTTATTCCAGGCATTCTTTCCAATATAAAGATAAACACTATTTTTAGGATATTGATTTTTTAATTGCAGTTCATATAAGTTTTTGCCATGCGGCGGTAATTTCATTTCTTTTTCCTTAGCAGCAAAAAAAGTTGACATATATCCTTAATCAACTAAAATTGTGCTGCATATTATTGTTTTATCCTATGGGGAGGCGCTAACCTCCCCGTTAAACTCCATGTAAGAAATCGATTATATTTTAAAAATCTCTGCTAATTCCATTATAAATTTTTCATAATCTTTGGTATGACCAAAAAATGCATATTGATTAACCAATCTTTTCACTTTTTCATAATATAAATATCCATTTTTAATAAATACTCCTTGTAAAAATGTATCATAGTTGATACATTTAACAAAATCAATATAAAAACAAGGATATGGAAATGACAAAAAAAGAACCAAACAAAGCATTCCAAGTAAGAATGAAGCGTAGTACATGGTTGTTCTTAAAAAGAATAGCCGCTGAACAAGAGAGAAGCATGGCAAATATAATAGAAACATGTGTCGAAAAATATAAAAATAAGTTTGAAAATACGTTGACACATTATGATACCGATGTATAATTGAATCATTAAGGAATTGTAATATGTTAATGGAAAAGACATTAAACAAAAAAATAAACGAGGAAATTATGCAACCAAAGCTAAAGCAAGAAAACGATGTGCGAATTGCCGTTCTTGAGATTTCTGTTGGACATATTAATCAAACCCTAACAAGAATTGAAAGAACACTAGAAAAGATAGATGAAAGAATAGAAAAAATGGACATAAAGTTTGATCGAAAGTTTGACTCTATAGAACTAAAATTCGATAAAAAATTTGACGTTATGGAGCTAAGATTCGACAAAAAATTTGAAATAATTAATAACCGACTTTGGAATAATTTTATCTGGTTATTAGTTACCACGGGAACATTTTCATTGTTGCTCGCCGGCACAATGGCTAAAGGCTTTCATTGGATAGGGGGTTAATAGTATGGAGATAGATCGAGATTACAATAAATCAGACAAACAAAAAGCATTTCTTCTTGAGATAATAGAAGTATGCAAAAAACATAATCTTTCAATAGGGCATGAAGATGGACATGGGGCATTTTTGATAACTAAATAGAACAAAGATGACTGCGAATGGATTTTAGCAGCACATAATCATATAGAAAAATAAAAAGTTTGGGTTAGAGGCTTGCAGGCCCCTAACCCGCTGAGATGACCATAAATTTAAACATTCAGGAGTAAATATATGAACGCTAGAACTATAGCGCACAATAATGTGCCTACGCAACCCCCTATTTCAAGGAATGAAATAAAAATAAGCACCGCAGGAAACCATATTTTCTGTCCGATGTGTGAAATATGGCATGAAAACACAACCCATTGTCAACGTAATGATTAAAGGAATGATCATGTGACTTACTCAAAAAATATATTTCAATTCGTCGACAGCCTGGTATTTCATTACGCCAAGTTTGACAAATTAAGCGAACAATATCATTTAAGCACTCAATCTGTCCCAGAGTTTGATTTGCATGAATTGGCATCATTGCTTATAAAAAATGATCCAGCACTTGCGATGGAGGCAACAGGAATAGATAACCCGCATTATGAAAGGATTATGCTACCTGCTCTTTTGGAGCATTTAGAATACTCGACAGACAAAACATTAAGAAATGATTTCGATGAGGCATGGTTAAGCGGGATTACTCTTTATTTAGAAAAAACCATGCAGAATCTAATTGATGATCAATGCTAAGAAAGGCGTATTCACGAAATGGGCGTATATCCTATTCGCAATAGAAAATCTAATGAACTTGAATGGAGAATATAAAATGAATATTT